GACCGATTCCCTTAATTCTTACCCACTACAATCTCTAATCACCACTGCTTCACTCACAATTAACAACGCTACATCATCCACTAACTATCAAGATATTTTACCATTTATTAAACTATTGGAGGATTGCGATTCTCTTGACAAAATGAACTCTACTTCACCCGATTATGTTAATGAATACTGGGGAATGTACTCTGATGCTATTCTTACCAATTCTAACCCAATGGCATCATACAACGAAGCCAGTTATGATAATGCAAGAATTCCAAACGGCGCATACCCTGCAACGATCACAGTTCAACATTATGTTGGCGGTGTTCTTACGAATACTTCGCTTATCTCAACCGCCACAACTGATACATGGACTATTTACCTTACATTTAAGGGACTAACCGAGCCATTCTTGGCATTAGCACCATTTACTAACAAAGATTTTAACAAGGCCGGCTTGCTTGGTGTTAACAACTTGGCAATGACTTTAAATGTTGATTCCGCATGCAAGAAGGTCTGGGCAACTGGCAATTCCTCAGTTAATTCAGGAGCAACTGGCCTAACGAGTTATATTACCGCTGTTACATTGGGCAATCCTTCCAGCAATGGATTGGGATTTACAAATGCCAGACTATTATTTAACTTCTTGACATTAACTGATTTGCAATATTCTAAAGTAAGTACCCGCTCAGTTACCAACTACACGGATTATAGCCGTTATATCTCACCAGCTTCAAGTTCTCCAGTTGTCGCATCCGGCGGTTCTGGTTCGGTGGCATTTCAGAACATCCAATTAAATCAGATGGATTTCGTCTGTGTCTACTCAAAAGGTAGGCAAGTAGTGTGTTAAAAACACACTGCAACACGTCCAAACTGCGGGGACATCTCGTTAGGTCTATAATACTAAGTTATATGAGAAATCATATAATGGCTATAGTTAACAACTATAGGTATAGTAAAAAGTTATAGAATAGAGAAAATCCGCAACCAAGCCCCTAAGTCCGTTATGCAAGGATATGGGGAAGGCTCAACGACTAAATGGAGGTGGGGATGAGGAGATTAGCAATCTTCTATGATTCCTTAAGATATAGTCTCGTCTTTACCGAGAGGTAAAGTTAAGATCACGACCCAACTTACTAGTTTTTGGCCTTAGAGTTCCTATTGAGTCGCAAAACTGGGCATATACAGATTCATTCTTAAAAATTAATTCAGTTTCCATCACTCTGAATAACACATCGGGTATTATTGCAAGTGCCGATATTACTAACTTATTCAATATGAGTATCGACAGTGGATCTCATCAATCATTCTATTCATTTAATGGCCAAGCAAATGCCATTCAAAACGGGGCATCCGTTACAGTTCCCACAATGGGTTCCATGATTTGTATAAATCCAAGTAAATACCTATGCTTGAATCCACTTTTGTCCAACTCTAGTATTGGGCAATTTAACTTACAAATTACGATTTCATCATTTACTAATCAATTCCCATTCTCGATTCAACCACAAGGAATCATAATGTGCGTGAATAGTGGCTACTTCGTAACTGAGACTGGATCAAGTAGTATTTTCACAGCCGTGCTTGATAGACAAATTGTGCTCGATACGAAAAGCCAAGATGAGCATCACAGTGTTATTGATGAAGAACTTTATAAGAGATCTGTAGGTGGTAAACTTCACAAGGGTTCATCTGGAGTTTCTAAAATGGCTCGTATGATGGGGCGGTCAAAAAATCACAAATCAGGAAGTGCACCAAGTGAAGAATCTGCAATGAACGTTAGTGGGCTAAAGAAGCTTTTAGGGAAAAAAAAGAAGTAAACAACCATTAACAATATAATTTAATATAATATTTTATTTTTTTATTAAATTTATCTATATTAGATAAATAAATATGTTAATATATAAAGCGGTAAAAAAAGACAAAAAAGCACAATGCCTGATTATTCTAAAAGTAAAATATATAAAATTGTAGCCAACACAGATGAAGAGTATAGTCCTTATATTGGATCAACTACAAAAGAATATTTATCGCAAAGATTTGTATCACATAGAAAGGATTATAAAAGATATAAAGATGGAAAGCGAGATTCTGTATCATCATTTATATTATTTGATAAATATGGAATTGAAAATTGTGAAATTGTATTAATTGAAAATTATCCATGTGCGACAAAAGATGAATTACATGCTAGAGAGCGATATTGGTTTGATAATATGGAAAATTGCAATAAATGCAAACCAATGCGAACTAAAGAAGAAATGCCAGAGATATATAAAAAATCATATCGAAGGGAATTAGAATTACATCCAGAATTTTATAAACAGAGATACCAAAAAAAATTAGAGCAATCTCCTGAGTTATGTAAAAAAATATATCAACGAGCATTAGAATTACATCCAGATTTTAATGAAAAGAAAAAACAAAACAAATATACTTGCGAGTGTGGATCATATATTAGAGTAGCTGATAAATCAAAACACAATAAAACACAAAAGCATTTAAATTATATTGCCACAATTGCAACCCAACAAGAAGTTTAATTACAATATTAAATATTTTTTTTTTGTTTATTCATATTGATATATAAAGCAAAGTTTCACATATAAAATACGGAAAAATGAGTTCGATTCTATCTTCGCAAAAATTAATTAATGAAATTGATGCAATTAAAAATGATTTCATACAATCCAGACCACACATGCAAATGAGTGTATTTAAAGCGACGCGCAAATTGGATAACAGAACGAATAAATATGATACCGCAGAACAACCGAGATTTTTAAGGGGCGGTGGTTCAAAAGCATTCCAAAAACACCCATTAAGCTATCAACCACCCGGTGGTTCAACCGCAACAACGGATCCTCTATTTTCTGGAGTCGTATATAGACCAGTGCCAAAAGGGGGCGCCATGCTAAAAGCACCACTACCGCTAACTGGCGAATGTTCTGATTCTGAATCTGATTATGAAGGCGCTGGCGTTCTTAATGGATATAGTTCTAGCGATGACGGGGATGACTGCGATGACGGCGCTGGACTTGCTGAAACCGCAAAATCCACATACAAAGCAATGAATAAAAAAACGATGGATGCTATAGCAAAACTTGCACCATATGCCAAAGAAATTTCGAAAAAATTAACATCGCCAATGGCTTTAAAAATAGGAACATCTGGTCTTTCTATTCTTTTAATGGCGATCGCATCTGGATACGTTGGACCATTAGTAAGTAAAGCAATTATGCCAGTAATTACTGCAAAAATATTTCAAATTGCTGGAGATTTGAGTGAGGGAATTATAAGTTTAGCTACAGCAAAAAAAGAAGTTAAAAGAGTGGCGGATGAAGCTAAAGAAAAAATGGTGAAATCTCCATCTGAGGAAAGAACCGAGATGACATATGGAACTACTGACGAGCCCGAAGGTATGGGATTAAAACGATTCGGTAAGAGAAAGATGGCAAGCAAAGCCCCAGTTAAAAAAGGTGGTAAGATCAATAAAATTGTTGGAACTAAACGAGGTGAAACCGTACGTGGTGCGCTAGTTGCCGAGGCCATGAGGAAACATGGAATGAAATTAGGAGAAGCGAGTAAATATGTAAAAGAGCAAGGTCTTTACTAAATAAATAAATATCATTTTTTTTTAATGCTATTTATATAATAAAAGTATGGACGATCTAAAAAAATCATCACAGAAACTATATGATAAACTATCTAAATCATCGCAAGATACATACGATAGGGCTATCAGTTTCTTAACTAGTGACTATGCCAAAGTATTAGGAAAGAATGCCATAATTACTATATTATCATTAATATTAATTGGTGGCGCCTCTTTAGCCGGTGCCCGTGGTATTGACAAGCTACAATTAAGTATTGATGAAATTATGATACAAAAATCTCAACTATCTCGTATAGTTGATCTTGTATTTACCGCAAGAGATGGCGTCGAGCCAACCAGATCAGAGAAAAAACAAGGAGTTACAATGGCTCGTGCGATGATACTTGATATTTTATCCAAATTAGGCGGACATTATAGTTCCGAGCCAACATCTGGGATGGGGCTTAAGGGTAAGGGGTTTAATGATGATTTTAAACAGAAATTTAAAGAGGCATCAAAAAAAGTGTATGATGCAATTACATCAGATGAAGCTAAATCTCTTGGAAAAAATGCATTAGTGACAATTATATTGGCTACTATGGGTTATGGTGCTAGTAAACTAATTAAGGGCAAACAAATGGGAGAACTACAAAAAACAGCCCAAGATATTGATCATGATATAAAAATTAGAGATCTTGAACTTCAGTCAAAACTAAAAGAATCCATCCAAGATGCAGAGTTTAAAAAAATAGCACAAGCAATGATAGATAAAAACCAACGAGAAAAAGAAAAATCCATGTATGAAATGGCCTCCGACATTCAAGCCCATAAGGCACATATGAAGACAAAATACCCAATAGAATACGGCGCTGATTCAGATTCAGAAGAGGAATATTATGAAGTACAGACTACAAATCCAGCTATTGCACAGCCTACCACCGTTGCGAGTGGGCTAAAAGTGGGTAAATTGTCGACCAAAGATATTAAAGATTATTTACATAAAGTTGTAACAAGTAAAGAGGCAAAGATATTAGGTGCTACGGCATTAGCATCCTTAATTATGGCCGGATTGGGAATTATTGGATATAAGGCGGTCAAAAATAGGGGCACCGATATTGATTTTATAAAAAGCCAAAGAAACGTTGCAAAATTGAAGGCCGTTTTAGAGGTTGCAAAAAAAAAATCTGAAATATTGCCAGTATCAAAATCATCTGAAGTTATTGATATATTAGAAGATGAGCTGGAGGCACAAATGAGACAGTCTACTAACCCTGAGTCATTTGAGGAAGAAGAAGAAGAGCAAATACATAAAATAAATATACCATTATCGACACTAGCAACAAATAAAACAATCGCAGAATTAGAAGAAATGTATAAAAAAATAGAATCTGATACTATGACAAAGTCGATAGCAAAAAAAATGACCGATACCTTAGTCGATGATGTTATAATCGCGGAAGAAGAAGTTAAAAATCCAGGGGAAAGTGGCAAGGGATTAAAGAAATTAACAGGAAGAGGATTTTCGGAGGATGCCAAAAAAGTAAAAGATCAAATTTATAAAATTATTACAAGCCCAAAAGCAAAAACAATTGGAGCAACTGCACTATCTACTTTAATATTAACGGCATTAGGTGGGCTAGGATATAATATGATAAAAACCCATGAAGACAAATTGAGAGATATAGACGAAAATGCATCTAGTATCTCTAGATCTAAAAAATTTATTAAAGAACTGGAATCTGAATGGGATCTGACCCCATACAAAGAAGGGGAAAGGGGTACTCATTTTACCAATGGTGGGAGTATAAAAGAAGATACCCAAAAAGGTTTAAAAATAGCATCTAAAAAAATTGCGGATTTAATTCAATATGCAAGAGAACTAAATTTAGATAAGGTTGCATTATTTTCACTAATTACATTTTTATTAGGTGGGGTTGGTTATGGTGGGTTTAAATATATTAAAGGCAAAGCGAGAGAATCTGAGCCAATCGGATATATTCCAGAAGATGAAGTTGCCGATGCTATGAGGGAGTATGCGACTGAAAATATAAAAAAAGGCAATAAAAAGGCAGATTATCAATGGATTAAAAGTCTAGGATTTGGATTAAAAAAGAAAATTAAAGGCGGTGACTTATCAAAATTTGGAGAATATGCAAAGAAGAAAGAAGAGGCCGAGAAGAAAGCTAAGCCAATTGCTAAACAGATTACAGATTGGATATATTCCGATGAGGCCAAATTGATAGGCAAAGCTGGGCTTCAATATGCGATTTTAACCGCATTAGGACTGTTAACTGCATATGCTGGGAAAAAAGCGGGGGAAAAAGTAATTAGCGGAATACCTAAAGATACATCTAAAATGAACGATCCTAACTTATTTAGCGATATAATTGTAGAGCCATCTGAAGAAGATATTATTGCATTCGAAAAAAGACCAAAAAAAGCAACAGAGGCTGTACTATCATCCGTATTTAAAGGATTGTCCGGGGATGAAATATTAAATTTAAAACGATACGCATTAGAAAACCCAAAAAATGAAGCAGTTAAAAGAATACTCGAATCGCATAAATCCCCTCATATTTCTGATACTATTTTAAGGAGTGACCCATATTTGGCAACAATTTTTCATTATAAATCACCAAAAAAAGAAAGCAGTTCTGTATATAAACCGGAAAAATACATTGAAAATTTATCAGATTATTATAAGTCTAAGGGGGCATCTTCTCAATCTAAGCCTAAACCACCGCCAAAAATTCCTAGTGATATAGATCTTGCAATACAGGCTCAAGAACAAATTGAGCAAAATAGGCCTAGTTTAACGGTTAGTCCATCCAGTAAGGCACCGACAAAATATAGCGTTAAGGATCTGACCAAAATGTTTTCGGGGACATCTAAGCCAACTCCGGAATCCACAAAAGCTAACACACCGACCGAAAAAAAATCAGGCAAAACTGATAATCCTATATTAGCTTCAATGTTTGCTAAAGGGCTAAAAGAAGATGCACATAATTTTGGAAAGGCCAGTTTAAAAAAATTAAATGAAGTCGGAAATGCCATATATAAAATACTTACATCGCAACAAGTACAAGGCGTTGCCGGTGGTGTTACCGCTGGGCTAATTGTATCAGTATTAAGTATGTTGATGCATGAAAAAAGACAAGAAGCATTAGCGGTCAGAAGGGCTAATGCTACTAGATCTCAGAGACCTCGAGTTCCGGCTCCAAGTAGACCCGCGCCACCACCACCATCTAGAGGCGACAGTGAATTTAACCCATTTGCTAATCAATAAGATTATTTAATTCTTTTATATTTTTTTGAATATTTCTATGCAAACCCCACAAAATATATGCTGAGTACAAACTTGCACTCGGTGTAAGAGAGTCGATCAATTCCCTTTCTCTTGGATTACCATAGTGACGAGCCCAATAGTTTGCACGCAGATCCTTATTTCCATGATCAATATACGTCCCACGAACAGGATTCAACAATCCGAAATGATATTTATCGCCATTTACTAAAGTTACTTGAAAACGTTTCCCTCTTTTTGTGCTTGGTGATATGCTTTTAATTTTTTCTGACATCTTATTTTTATATAAGTATAAAAGTATAAAAAATGGATTATATGGTAAGTGCAAATGACATAAAAAGAATACTTGGGGATAATATCAAAATCATTCGATTCCCAGATCTAGTAAATTATAATTCTATGCAAGAAGTATTGCCATTTCCAAATGATTGCGCGATAATATTCTTTCTTGATGAAGTAACCCCTACAAATAATATTGGCCACTGGACGGCTATAATGCGAAATGGTAATCGTTATGAATTTTTTGATTCATATGGTTTAAGTAGCAAAGAAGATCTAGATCATATTGATAAAGAAAAGCGCATTAAATTTGGGGAACAACATGATTATTTAAAAGAACTTGGTGGTAAAATGCTCCACCATAATCCTGTAGATTATCAATCATGGGATCCAAAGGTCGCAACATGTGGAAGATATGCAATAATAAGATTATTAGCATTTATGTCTGGAATTACCAATCCAAAATCCTTTTATAAATTTATGTCAGATGCAAAAAAACAATATGGTGCAAAAAGTTTCGACGAATTATCCGTTATGTTAACAAGTAATTAATATTTATCTATATTAGATAAATAAATATATACTATATATCTATCAAGTAAATAAGACAAAATAAGATGCCAAGAAAGGCAGTTAATTATTCTAAAACGATTATTTATAAAATCGTTTGTAATGATTTAACAATTACGGATTTATATGTTGGATCAACGACAGATTTTATTAAAAGAAAAAGTAGCCATAAATCAATTTGTAATAATTTAAATGCAAGAAGTCATAATTTAAAAATTTATCAAACAATTAGAAATAATGGCGGTTGGCTTAATTGGTCAATGGTTCAAATTGAAGAATATCCATGCGCAAATGGTAATGAATCATATGCACGAGAAAGGTATTGGTATGAGCAAGTTAATGCAAATTTAAATATGGTATTCCCACAAAGAGATAAAATTGAACACTATATCGCCAATAGAGATAGAATTTTAGACGATCGAAAAAAATATTGTAACTTAAATAGGGATAAAATTAGAGATGCGCGTAAGAAATATTACGAAAATAATAAAGATCAAATTTTAGCTCAAAAAAAACAATATTATAAAAACAAAAAACATATTAATTATTTAAATTCACTAAAAGAAAATATTTAAAAATATAACTAATTTATTTTTTTATTATTTTTGCTTTTTTTAAAATGTCCGACGAATTATTTGACAATCTTATTGAAACTATGGGTGGCGGGGTAAGGGCATATATGCCGGTTGAAGATGATGGTGTAACATGCGATGCTGAAAAAGATCTTGGTGGTTCAAAAAGAAAGAACAGAGAAACCACAGATAGCACTAAGCAAGTATATCTAAATAATATAATTCGATTAAATGATAAAAAACCAATTAAGTATAAAAAAAATGGTGATCCAAATTATGATTTTCTTAAAGATACCGAAAAGATATTAGAAAGAATTGAAAAATTGAAAGGTAATAGCCAAAGAACGTATTTGATATCAATTGTTACAACTTTGCGAGGGTTAAAACAATATGAGGCCACATATGATTTTTGGTATCAACGCATGATGAAAATTGCGGAAGAATTGAAGAAAGGCGCAAACACCAAGAGTGAATCGCAACAAAAGAATTGGATTGAACAAAGCGAAGTTAACGCCGTGTATGAGAGCTTAAAAGAAAAGGCTATACCATTACTAAATAAAAAGAAAGTAACCGATCAAGAATGGGCAATTATTCTAGATTTTGTTGTTTTGTCATTATATTGTCTACAGCCACCCCGGAGGAACAAAGATTACCAGTTGATGTTGTATGTGAATGATAAAAATTTGATTGAAAATACTGAATTCAATTATTATTTGCCCAAGTTGAAAAAATTTGAATTCAATCAATATAAAACATCTGGAACTTATAACACTCAAGAAGTTGATGTAAATCCAGAATTGGTTGACATTCTGGCAAAATATGCGAAATTACATCCATTAAACAAAGGCAAAGATAAACAAAAGAATTTCTATTTATTGGTTAATTATAAAGGCGAGCCATTACTTGCGGTAAATGCAATTACTAGAATTTTGAATAAGATCTTTGGGAAACATGTAGGGGCTAGTCTAATGCGCGCCATATATTTATCTGATAAATTCAAAGGACATATGGAAGAATTGGACAAGGTTACTAAATCAATGGGAACTAGCGCTCGCACTGGTCAGGATGTATATATTAAGATGGACTCATGAATTTATCTATTAGATAAATAGAATATATACATATAAAGTGCAATATTTAGAAACATTTTGAGATGACGGCAATTGATTATTCTAAAACTATTATTTATAAAATTGTTTGTAATGATTTAAATATTACAGATTTATATATTGGATCAA